CAAAATCAATAGAGCCAATAGCCATATCGTTTTGATCATTAGATAACATTTTTTTAACGCTATCGTTAAACTTATCATTAAGATTATTAACTAATTGATTAGTCTGTTCAGTTGAAACCTTAGTAAATAGTTTTGGAACTAATCCATCTCTCTGCTTTAAAATTTCATTTCTAATTAATTTCTTAACTGTTGTATTTTGATCTTTGTAAAGATTTTCATATAGACTTGGATTTGTTAATTCGTAATATTTCTTTAAAGCTGTTTGTGTTGAATTTTCTTTAGAAGTTTTATCAAACACTTCATAGATACTTTGAGTAATTGCTGGTTTAACTCTATCAACAGCATTTTGATTTTCTATTTTGTTTAAATCATTTTGAATATCGCCAACTGCTTTTGCAAATGATGATATTGCTTGTCCTTGCTGTGTTGCTAAAGATAAAGGTAAAGCAAGAGCAGAAGTTCTTGGTGTTGCACTCTCCTGGACATTTTGGTTGCTATTAAAGATTTGTAACTTTGCCATTAAGAAATTACCAATTGACCAGCTTGTTGAGAATTGTAACCCATTGTTAATAGGCTACCAGCAGCTTTCATATATTGAGTTCTAGCAGTAAGATCGCCTTTTAATCTTTCGCCTTGACCTTTAGCTTGTAGTAATAAACTTTGATTAATCTGATCATTAACAAGAACCTCATTGTTGTAGTCAGACATTGCTAAATCGAATAATTGATTTTGTACATTTTTTACACCAACTAAAAATGGAGTAGTTCCTTCTCTGTATTCAGCTCCAGTTCTTAAAGCATCTACAAAGAAATTTGAAAATTGTTGTTTTTGTTGATCTACAAATCTTGGTCTTTCAATTGTATTATAAACTTTTTCTTTTATAGCAGCTTTCTTTCTTGCATAAGCTGCTTCTTGATATGCAACAGCTTCATTATATTTACCAATTGTTTTTGCTCCTTGTGCTGCTGCTATGTTACCTATGAAGCTCATAAATTTTTGCCATCCTGTAATAATTAGTTTTATCTGGTCCATACATTTGCATTAGACCTTCGGATTTTAATCCAAGCCATTCAGCAAATCGTTTGCCAGTTTTAAATTCTTCTTTGACTGCTGTTTGCAATCTCCAAATATTGTTGTTTTCACAAATAAGATCTAATCTTTTTTTAACTGAGATCGCTGATTGTATTTTGTGATTAAAAATTCTTTTGCTTGATAATATCCAGCCTTCGCCAACTCCATCCCAAAGAGGAACAATGCCACCAGAAAGAATAGGCAGATTATTAAACAATAAAGTGAAAGATAAACCAGGTATTGCAAAGTCGATCCTATTTTCTGTAAAGCTTGCATCTATATCCATCAATTTATCGTTCATTCCAAATTCAATAATCTCTTCTCCATGATTTGTTGAATAAGGAACTATTTTATAACTAGCCATCTGATGTAACTAAAGTTGGATATATTGCTAAGACAGAACAAGGTAGCGGTTGATCTTGTTTTATAAATATATATCCATCACTATTGTAATCATCGTCAAATTCTATCTCTTTATCTCCTTCGATCAGAGTATCTACTGGTGCTGATAAATTACTGGATGTAGTTCTAAAAGGTACCACTTCTAAGTTTGATAAACTTGGTCCAACTTTAACACCTACTGTTTCAAATAATCTTAAAACAACTTTTGAAATTCTTTTTGTTTTACCTTGAGATGTACCTTCAGCAGCTCCACCTTCTATTCTCATAGTTTGTAAAATACTATCATAAGCTAAACCTACACATGCTTTAGTTACTGATCTGTCCAGGCTAATACTTCCTGAGCTTACAACTTTATTTGCATGCACAGATCCATCAGCAAGAATAGAAACAGTTTGTCCTTCTAAATGTGAAAGACCAGATAATGTTGTTGTTGAAGATCCAGAGTAGGAGAGGTGGCTATCTAAAAATTTAAAATCTGTTGCATCTGTTTCGTCAAAATCAAAATCAGAGAAACATTCTATGTATCTTACAGTAGCTCCATTGACTGTTCTTTTAACAATTACCCAAAGCTCATCTTCGTTTAAATCTCCAGATATACTTGCAATACTCTCAACAACAGCATTACCAGATCCAAAAGATCCACCTAAGATATGTCTATGCCAACTAACGACTGCTTCTGATCTTTGATAAGTTAAAGCAGCTAACTGTCCATCTTCTCTTACACACCATAAAATATTATCTGGTTCTTGTTGCCATTCCATTTGAGTAATACCACTCTCAGTAACAATATCATTGAGTATAGTAAGGTCTGGTGCTTGATACCCATCGATGTCAAAATTGTAAGCTAGTTCTCTAATTTTTCTTTTTGCTTTTTGTAAAAATAAAATTGCATTACCAGCAACTACTGCATCAACATTTGCTGATCCATAAGAACTTTGTCTTTTAATAGTAATATTAGTTGGAGTAATACTTGCATCAGTTCCATCTGCTGAAACTGTATATTCAGCTGCAGTTGTTCCAATGACTAAAGTTCTTTGTGCTTTTAAATATCTAATTACATTAACTTGATTAGCAGCTATTGTATAAACCATTGCATCATCTGCATTGGTACCTGAAGTCATGTTTTCATAATCTCCAGCTTTTGAAAAAAATATTGTTTGTGGTTCTGATTTAGTTCCAGCAAACACTAATCGTTGTTCATAAAATGAAACACAACTTGGATGACCTGTGGTATCTGAAAAGGCTCCTAACTTCCAATCAGCAGTTGCTGTTGTGTTATCAAAGTCATCTTTAATATCTATAGTTACACTTGTTGCAGAACTAAATGCAGTAATCTTTGCATAACCATTTGAAAAATTAATTAATCTTCCAACATCTGTTGAAACAAAAGTATTAGCAGAAGCTGTTAATGAAATACTTGTTCCAGTAGTAGCTCCTGGTGTCATTGTTGTTGATGTTGTATTTGGCTCTAAATAAGGACCATCAGTAAATTCTATTTCATCTAAGGACCAAGAAGTATGTCCAGTACGACTAAGCTTCATAGTCTCATGATTTGGATGAACGATGTACATTACATCAGCACTTTGAGCAAATTTAATATCAAATAATTCTGCTGTTAAATAAGGTGTTGAAATTTCATAAGGAGATCCGCCTGATAGGATCTGTCCTTTATCTTTAAAAAATCTAATATAATTATTTCCAAATTCTAAAATATAAGTTTGAGTAGTTGAGAACTCAAAAGGAATTAATCTAGTTTTTGCAGAAGCAGTTTTAACAGAAGCTATATATTGAGTTCCAACTCTTCTCGTAGCAGCTCCTTGAGGATGAACTAAAAAGTTCTCCATTGTTTTTGCTGCGGATTGATATTTTTCAAAATCAGTTCTACCAGTAAGCTTGTTACCAAACTCTCCCGAAACAAAAGATGTTAAAGCTAATGTTGTTCTTGGCATATCTTTTTAAAAATTTCTTGTTGAGTTAATCCTTGTTCATCTTTTTTACATTTAGTCTTAGGATCAATTTCACTTTCCTCAATAATTTCTACTAAAGCATATCGATAAACTTTACTGTCATCTCCCCATTGAAAATGAAGTAATGATCTTGGTTCATTGTATTTATCTATTAATCTTGGATCAAAAGATGCTGTTGTCATCTACAATCTTGCGTTAGTAAATTCGTTACTCTCAACTGTTCCTAAACTATTTTCTGTTGCATCAATAAATCTAGCTTCTCTTAATCTTTCATCAGCTCTTTCCATATAGTTCTTAGCTAATGTTGCATTATTAGTTACTGCATAAGCAATATCTGCTGCTAATTGATGTGAAATACTTTCTTGTAAATAAGTGTCGTAATTATTTGGATCTGCATCTATAGCGATATAAACTAAATACAGAGTTCCTTCGTTTGATTTAATTTTTCTTCCTTCAACAGCATAATCTATATCACTTTCAATACTGTCGGTTACACCTGTATGAACTTTTAAAACTCTCAAGCAATCTGATGGTAAAGTATATTGAAAAGAATATTCAACAACAGGAGCTGAACTATCTTGAGCTAATTGAACTCTTTTAGTTAAACAGTTCCAAGCATGACCTCTAAAAACTCTATTTCTTACTGGCTCATATCTTTGATTACAAAGTCTAGCATTTTTACTATCGTCAGTTAATGCTGAAATAGTTGATGCACCTAATAAGTTTAAAGCTGAATTACAAATATCTACTACTGATGCCATTATGTTTTCTCCACTATGATTTCTTTACAATGAAATCTGATTGCTAATTTTAATTGGTTTATTTCTTCATGATTTAATTTTGATAAAGCTTGTCTTGATAAGCTGTAGCCTTCTAAAATACATTCGCTGTAAGTATTAAATTCTTCTTTTTGTACTTGACCTAACAAGCACTCTGGTTGTGGACCATTGAAGGCACACAAATATAAAATAACTATATATTTCATTAGTATTGCCTGGAGGATTTCTCCACCAGGCAAAAATGTTATTGATTACTCAACAGCATAGATAACTTGACATTTAATAGTACCAGTAGCTGTTCCACCACCAGTAGTTACTAAAACATCAGTTTCAGCTGTTTGTTCGTATGCAACACCATCGATAGCACCATCTTCAGACATGATAACTTTTCCAGCAGTAGCAGCAGCTGTTGCTGTTATATATCTGTCTGCATCAGCACTATCTCCAACTGCAAGAGTTACTCCAGATCCTAAAGCATCATGATGAATTACTACATCATAAACTTTTGCACCTTTTGGTAATCTCGCAACTGAGATGTCTGAGCCAGAAGCTAAAGAAGAAGCTTCATAGACATCGTATTGCACTCTTAATTTACCAGACCATTCTGAACTATCAGCATTAACAGCTGGAGATGCAGTAATGTTGGTAAAGTTAGTACCTTTTACACTAGCCATATTAATATCCTCCTATTAGCTTTCTACGCATTCTATCGTTGCTACTTTATCTTCTTCCATTCTTGTAGCTCCGATTGATTGACATACATAGATTTGTGTTGCATAGCCTTTGTCAGATCTTTCATCTATTCTAGTCATAAGATCTTGTCCGATTGCCATTTTGCAACCATCCATAGCCCACACTAGAGCTAATCTTTTTGAACCAGTTATTGATAATCTGTTTGAGACTATAAAGTTAAAACCAAGAAAAGTATTAACTTCTCCATTCGCAAGTGCTTTAACACTATTGAAATCAGATGAAGTTACTTCAGTAGTTCCTAACAAATCTGTGATCTGTTTTGGAGATACTGCTATATATCTTGGTATGCTTGCGTCAACTGATGATAAATCTAAAATCTCTTTTGCAGATCTTAGTTTAGCAATAGTTAAACCAGCTGAACCACTTTCAGTTATCTTTTGGCTTGATGGAAGAGTAGTAGCTGTAGAGCCAGTCTCTCCTGTGTAAGCTGTTCCAGATATAGCTGAAATGATTTCATCATCTTGTGCTCTTCCTAATGCGTAAGCAGCAGCCATTGCGTAAGATGATGTTGGATCGATCAGAGTTCTGATCTTATCTTGATTGTCGATTAGATCAGCATACTCATAATCTACCAAAGACACTCTTCTTCTTGCATGTGGTGTATCAATCTGTGGTGTGTCTGAATGTCTGCTAACTCGTTTTTGAGCTGTAGCAACTCCAACTTGGTCAAAAAAACTATTTTTGCCAACCACAGTTTCAACATCAACTGCATTTCTAAGAAGAGAACCTTTTTGTTGTGATAGCATTTGTACATTGTTTGAATACTGCTGTACAAAAGCTGTAGTTATTTGGTTAGACATGATTAATGTCCTCCTTCTTTTGGTTGATTATTGATTTAATCGAATTGATTTTCCTCAGATGAGGATCTTTTCTTTGGCTTTATAGTCTCCAATTAGACTTGTTTCTTAGAGGTCTTTTCAGGTTGTCTCTTAGAATTTTTTTTATTAACCCAGTCAAAATATCTTTCAGCTATTGGCAGAGGATCTCTACGATCATTCTCTGGTCCAAATTCAGTAGCTAATCTTAAACATTCAAGTTTAATTTCTACTTCTGAAATATCTTCTGATGGTTCAAACTTATCTTTAGCCATTTAGCATCTCTCTTAGTTTAAGAACTTCCTCAACAGATTTTCTGTGATTTGGATGTGTCTTATTCCAATAAGCAGATCCTTCTTGCGTAAGTTCAGTTATTTCTTTTTCAATATCTTTAGCAGTCATATATTGAGATCCATCTCCTTGAATGATTGGATCTTCAGATAATTTATCTGCTAATTCAGAGAAAGCTTTTATAACTGTTAAGTTATCTCCTAATCTTGATCCATCTTTTAAAATGGTATCATTTAAGAAATCTTCTCCTAAAGAATTTACAGCTAACTTCTTCGCCTGGTCTAATCGTTTAGCATATTGAGGACCAAACTCTTTTTTAAGTTCAGCTTCAGTATTCATCTGAGCTGTTGCTGCTTGTTCTTCTAAACTTTGAGATTGATTTTGATTTAGCTCGTTATAAAATTTAATTAAACCTTCAGCTTGTTTAGGAAGTAATCCTAATCTGTGTGCAGTTTCATTAAATGCTTTAACAGAGTTTTCGTCAACTTCTTGATCTTTAAAATTATATTTGTAGCCATCTGGTGTATCTGGTGCACCAAGTCTTTTAAATACTTCATTCCAATCCTCATCAGTTGCATGCTTATTGGGAACTGGAATTTTATCAGCTCCAACAAGTTTTTGTGCATGAAGATAACTTTTTACAAAGTCCTCCATGTTGTTAAAATTACTTAAAGATTTTTCTTCTTTAAAACTTTCTGGAATTAAATCTTGAAAGTTTGTTTGTTTTGGTTGTTCAGTAAGAACAGTATTATTTACTTCAGCAGTTGCCTCAGTATTCTGAACAACAGCTGTAGTTTGTTCAGATTGCACCTCTGGTGCAGTTGTCTGATTATCCATATATATTACCTATGATTATTTTGATTTAAGCATTGCTTTAATGAACAAAGCGATTGATCTTTGTCCTTCAAGAAATGCAGTCTCATGACTGTTATCTTTTGAGAAAGTTGTCGAACTCTCATGACATCTTATAGAGATGTCGTCTAAAACTCTTTTGCCTTCATCTGATCCAAAAACTATCTTGTAGTCTTTTTTCAGTTGAGCTAATTTTTTTTCTACTTCTTTATTGTGATCCATCTTGAACTACTTTAGCTAATGGAGCTGCATTCTTAGCCATTTCAGTTTCAGCCATTTGTTGCTGCATTTCCATTTGTTGTTGTTCTTGAGCTGCTCTTTGTTGTCTAATCTCTTGAACTTGAGCATCTGATTTAATCATTTTAGCTGGCAGACCTAATATATCGATGACCTGTTTTATAAATCCATTTTCATCTATGTAATCCATAACTGGCATTGCTTGTGCCATAGATCCAAATAACTCCAATCCTCTCATGATAGATTGTAGTTCTTGAGATCTTTGAGCTAATGCCATTGGAGATACATATTCAATATTTAATTCTTGAGATCTTAGAATTTCTGGAGCTGGTAAAAATAATCCATTTCTTAATAAGATATTAAAAATTCTAATTATTAATGGAGATAATAATTCAGACTGTAATCTTCCAAGAACAGGTCCAAGTATTCTCATTTTCTCTTCTTGTCTTTGGACTACTTCAGTTGCAGTCATATTTCTATTTTCAGAAATAACTAACTGATCAACATGAAACATTTTAACAATTGCATCTCTTCTTTGATTTTCAGAGTTTAGAGTAGTTGCATTATTTGCATTGATATTTAATGGTTCAATTCTATCTCTTGATCCAGCTCTATAATAATTAATAGATCCAGGAGACATTCTTACTGGTGCTAACATTCCATCATCTGGAATGAGTAGAGGAGGATCAATTTGTTTGGCAGCAGCTTTCAAACTGTTTTCTACCATCTTGTTTAAAACTTTGACCTCACTTAAAGCATTCATTCCTGGAGATCTTCCATAAACTTCTGTTGAAGCTTTTAAGTATCTTGGAATGACATAAGGATTTTCTTTGAAGCCACCAATTGAAATAATATGACCAGATCCATATTCAAAATAAATTGATTGGAATGGCATATTCTTTTTGTCCAACTTCTGTGGATCAAAATCATATCTTGGTTTAATGACATGTACTAACTCCACTTCATCAAATGGATTTTTCTTAGCAGTATTAATTAAATCTTTTGAAATATTTTCTATACCAAATTTATCAGCAGCTGCTTGTGCTGGCATTTTAAATCTTCGATAGATTGTATCGACATATCCTTTTTTATTTTCTTGGATATAAAGTTCTTTAATATGTCTTGCAGAAAAATTAATTATATCGTCTTGATCTTCTTCGATCATTAAGCATGAAGTACCAAATGCTATTAGGTCATGGTAGCACTCAAAGATTTCTTGTTGAAAGTTAGATTTTGCAATTACATCATACATTCTTGATGTAGCATCCTCTAACCATTCTTTAGCTTCATCCAATGAATTAAGTTCGGTTTCTTTAAATCTAAGTGAAAACCACTTATTCGCTGAACTCGTCAACATGCCATGCAGAGATGCTGCCAGTAATTCAAGAGCATGGATCGCTGTTGCATCAAATATTTGTGTATGTCTTTTGTCGCCTCTTGCTCGTTCTTTGGTTATCTCTGCTTTTCTAGGTAACATGTAATCAGAAACTTCTTGCCAATGGTTTTCCCAGTTGGATCGTTTCTCCATTAACCTAGACAGGTTATCTTTGAGCTGTTTTGCTAAAGACCTAAATTCTTGTGATTGCATTATCTTTTCTTAGCTTTTCTTTTTCTTTTAGCTTTATTCTTTTTGCTATTTGGAAAACCAGCTTTCATATTTTTGTATGCTTTAGCTGATATAGTTGATTTTGATTTTGGTCTGGAAGTTCCAGCTTTTTTTCTTTTATTTATATTTCTGTATAAGCTCATGATTATCCTAATAATGTTTTTGATGAGAGCTCTGGTTTTGAAGTATCTCCTGTAATTGAAGATAAGACAGTTGATCTTCTGCCTCTCTTC